TGTTAGTTTTGCCGGTAGCGCCCCAGTCGCAAACCAAATAGTAACTTATGCTGATACTACAGGTAACACAATTACTACCGGGTATATATACGAGTTTAGGGCAACGTCAGCAGGACAAGCGCAACTTCGTTTATACGAGGATGCAGATAGCGCAGGAACAAACTATGTTGCCATTCAACCCCCGGCTTCACTAGCATCAAACTATACGTTAACACTCCCCACAACTGATGGCACTGCTAACCAATTACTACAGACCGATGGTTCAGGTGTTTTAACTTGGGCGACAATTACTCAGGGTTCGGGTATTACTGTCACCGCCGCATCTGGGTCTATAACCATTGCAGCAACAGGAGGTGGTGGCACTGGGGACGTAGTAGGCCCGTCTTCTGCCACTAACAATGCGATTGTTCGCTTTGACGCAACTACAGGTAAGTTAATTCAAAACTCGGTTGTAACTATCTCTGATACGGGCGCAGCAACAGGATTTACTACATTAAGTGCCAGCAGCACAATAACAGGTAACGGGTTCGTCTCAACTACCGGCGCATATAACTTTACGGCATCTAACGAGTCTATTTTTGGTTCGGCTGGGTTAGTTTCTATTGCTGTTGGTGGCTCTGCGCGTATTGACGTAACTATTTCTGATTTTCTACCAGACGGCGATAACAACATGGGGCTGGGTGCTGCGGCTAAACGCTGGACTGCAGTGTATGCAGTAAACGGAACCATCCAAACCTCTGACGCCAACAGCAAACAAGACATTGCTGATCTTGACGACGCCGAAAGACGCGTGGCGGTGCGTATCAAAGGGTTGATTAAAAAATTCCGCTTTAAGGATGCCGTAGCCACTAAAGGCGATGCAGCGCGTATTCACGTGGGGGTAATTGCGCAGGAAGTACGAGACGCGTTTACTGCTGAAGGACTTGATGCAGATCGTTACGGCATGTTCTGTTCGGATACATGGTGGGAGCGCGAAGAAGATGTGTATCAACCCTTTAACGGGACCACTGTACGTAAGAAAGTAATTCACAAAACCCCAGTAGAAAGTGCGACTGAGGTTACTCAGTTAGGTGTGCGTTACGACGAGCTGCTTGCGTTTGTTATTGCCGCTATGTAATTAGGAGCCCGTTATATGAAACTTATTCGTGAAGCAACTGTACTTCCTGATGGCACTGTTGAAGCGGCGCATGTTATTGAACAGCTATGTGCGCATTGCCAAGACCCTGTTAGTAGCCAAGAAGAACTTACGGGCGTATGTTCAAACTGCGGTAATTCGTGGCAGGTAATGCAGAACGTAACTGTATCTGTAACTTCTATGCCAGCTATTGAGGGAATAACTGTCAGCATAGGTTAAGTATGCCATTAGAGAAACTACAATTCCGCCCCGGTGTAAACCGAGAGGGCACGACGCTTGCCAACGAAGGTGGTTGGTTTGATGGCGACAAAGTGCGTTTTCGTTCTGGCTACCCTGAAAAGATCGGGGGCTGGTCGCTTTTGTCTGTTAACACTTTTCTTGGGGTGTGCCGTTCGTTATGGAATTGGGTTACGCTAAAAAACTATAACCTACTTGGCGTTGGCACCAACCAAAAACTTTATGTTGAGAACGGGGGTGTTTACTATGACATTACCCCCCTTAGAGAAACTAATGACAACGACCCTTCAGGGCAAATAACTCTTTCAGTTACCAACGGGTCTAGTACGCTAACTATCATCGACAACAACGCTGACTCCATTCAAGTCAATGACTTTGTGACGTTGGCAGGCGCTACAACCCTAGGTGGCAATATTTCACCTGACGTATTAAATCAACAATACCCAATCACAAGTGTTGTATCTGGCACGCAATACACGGTTATTTTGCGTAAAGCAGGCACATCGATAAATGGCACGGCGTTTGTTGTAGATACAGCTACATCAACTTTAAGGTTTCCTGTAGGCACAGTACTAACAAATAACGAAACAGTTACGCTACTCGCTACGCAAAGCCTGCCTGCTGGGCTAATCCTTGGGGTTACCTACTATGTAATAAATGTTAACGGCGTTACCTGCCAACTTTCTCTTACTTTAGGTGGGCCTGCTGTACCAATAACTAGCGCCGGAGTGGGGCAGCAAGCGCTTTACTTTACGCTGGTATCTACTGCTTCTACTACAAGCTCTACGATAACCACACTGACAATCGCTTATCAGATTAATACAGGACTACCTATTTTTACTATAGGTACTGGCTGGGGTGCGGGGCCTTGGTCTAGGGGTGGATGGGGTTCTGGGTTTACCACCGGCTTTGGTTTGCAGTTACGTCTTTGGTCTCAAGCTAACTTTGGTGATTATTTGTTATCTAACCCAAGAGGGGCGGGTATTTACATATGGCAACCGGGGCTATTTTCTACTCCAGCGTTTGATACACGTAGCGTGGTGCTATCCCCTGCGTCTATAACCCCTCCCGGATGGGACTCTACTGTTACAGATGCGAACTGCCCATCTGTGTGTAATCAAGTTCTGGTCTCTGACATTACACGTATCGTAATTGCGTTTGGTTGTAACAACCTTGTTGCTCCTTTGGGGGATGGTGTTTTTGACCCGCTGTTAATCCGTTGGAGCGATATAGAAAGCTACACTATCTGGACTCCTGAGTTTGGGGTACGTCAATCAGGGGGGCAACGCTTGTCCCACGGTTCTGAAATTATTGGCGCATTCCAGACCCGCCAAGAAATTGTTGTGTATACCGATTCAGCGATTTACTCCATGCAATACATAGGCCCGCCTGAAACGTACGGGTTTACATTACTTGCAGACAACATCTCACTAGTCTCCCCTAACGCAATTGCAACGGCGGCTGGGGTTGTTTACTGGATGGGTACCGATAAGTTTTATATATACTCTGGGCGGGTAGAAACGCTGCCTTGCGCGGTGCGTCAGTACGTCTTCTCCAGTATTAACCGAGATCAAGACGCTCAGTTTTTTGCTGGCACTAACGAAGGGTATAGTGAGGTTTGGTGGTTCTACTGTTCTATCGAAGGAGCAGACGGGACTGGTACAGTAGATAACCCAAATACGGTTATTGATCGCTACGTCATCTTTAACTACCTTGACCGTGTGTGGTACTACGGCACTATGAGTAGGACAGCGTGGGTGGACTCTCCATTACGGCAGCTCCCACAAGCTGCGACAACTGATAACTACGTTGTGTTCCATGAGGGGTCGGTCAACGACGAGTACACCGAATTATCAACCGCTCAAGAACGCCCTATCAGTGCTTATATCCAATCTTCGGACTTTGATATTGGGGATGGGCACAACTATGGGTTTGTGTGGCGGATTATCCCCGACGTTACATTTGATGGGTCTGATTCCGCCGAGCCAGAAGTAACTTTTACGCTACGCCCAAGACGCAACCCCGGTTCTGGTTACGGAGTAGTTAGCTCAAGCCCGCCAGAGGTTGTCTCTGCGGAAAGCTATGTAAATAGACAATCTTACAACGTGCAGCGGTTTACAGAGATTGTGTATACCCGCCTGCGTGGGCGGCAGATGGCCTTCAAGATTGAGTCAAATACATTGGGTACGCAGTGGCAGTTAGGCACTCCAAGAATGGATGTACGCCCAGACGGTAGGCGCTAACATTTATGGCTAAACAGATTCTTCTTACCGACTCCACCACGCTTCCGATAACCAAAGCGCCAGCGTTACCGTTTGCCCCCGTGCAGTACGACCGGCAGTACCATGATGTGTATAACAACATTATGCGGCAGTACTTTCTTACTGTAGACAATTTCACCCGGCAGTTTTCGTTAGGACTTGTTTCTACAGTAGCAACATTACCAAGTGCTTCTGTATCTGGGGTAGGGGCAAGGGCGTTCGTAACCGACTCTTCTGTGACCACTTTCCGCACCATTGTCGTTGGGGGCGGGAGCACAGCGGTGCCTGTATTTTCAGACGGCACAAATTGGAGAGTGGGATGAAATACCATAGGATTTACTACACTGAAGTGCTAAACTTCTCGTAATTGACATTGGGGTGAAATTATGGCTTTTTTACCTGCTCTTGCCGCTGCTGGTACCGCCGGTGCAGTCAGTAGTACCGCTGGCGCTGCGGCCTTGGCAAAACTTGCCGCTGCAAGTAGTGCTTCCGGTGCGCTTGGCGCAGGTTTGACTGCCGGTACTGCTATAGGTACTGGCGCTGCTATGACGGCGATGCCTGCTTTATCTTATGCCGGAGCTAATCTAGCTGCCCCCACTGCCGGGATTTTTGCTAATGCCGCTCCTGCGTTGGGCGGGCTTCAATCTCTGACTCCTGCTGCGTCGGGGTTTAAATCTCTGGCTATGGCAAATGCGCCACTTACCTCTTCACCTTTCGGCGCTGTTAATCAAGCTGTAGGACTTGGTGATATAGGTACAAAAGCAGCAAATCTGCCGCAGATGCTAAAAACAAGTACTTCAGCAGGTGATATAGCATCAAAATCATTTGTCCCCCAAGCTTCTCCAGTTAATCCTGCATATGAAGCACAGGCAATGGCAGCGAGAGATGCAACAACCGCCTCTAAAGTAGCTGAGAAATTTGCAGCAGATCAAGCGGCAGCAAGCGCTATTCAACCCGACGCAAACTTCCTGTCTAATCTTGGCAACTTGATCCAAAACCCCAGCATGCAGGGGCTAAAAGACTACGTCAAAGAGCACCCCGCCGCCTCCGCTGGCATAGGCTACAAGCTGTACAAAGCAATGTCGCCAGACTACGACCCGCCAGAAACTAGTAAGGGCAAGATTCGTCCTTATAAATTTGAGCGCGGCCCTCGCCAAGAAGCTTATGCAGTTAGTCCTACAGTAGATAGTAGCGAACGCCGGTATTTCACAGATACGTTTACAGCCCTTGAGCCCTACGAAGCACCGGGGCCAGAGTATGAAAAAGAAGCTGCATCTGGTGGGCTTATGGGGCTGGCTGTTGGCGGGCCGGTTGAACAAATGTCGGCAATGAACGCTGTAGGTGGCAATACAACATACCCACAAGCACAGCTTCAAACTTCGATGTACAGCAACCCAATGGTGCAGCGCCCGGTGCAGAGTAATGTTATTTCTCAAGGAATTGATGCGCCAGTTGATCCCTATTCAGGCGAACAAAAATTTGCTGAGGGGGGCGAAGCTAAAACTGAAGGTGGTTACAAGTATGCGTTTGACCCAAAGACGCAAGTCTTTACACAGTTGAGTGTGCCTAAGTTGGTGCCAGAGACAAGGCAATCTAACTACATAGGCGGAGGCATGGGGGGTGGAGCAGGGCAGCAATATGTTCGTTACGCCGGAGAAGGTAAACCGCCGGGTGATGATTATCAATATATGCCCGGAGGCATGAGCGGCCCCGCGCACTACTTAGTCCCTGCATCAAGCCAAGCAACCCCTACAAATACAGGCCCCAAAGTATCGGGGGGTATAGCTACACCTACTGGGGGGCTACCTCCACTTGCGCCGACTGCACCAACCGCGCCTCCACAACCTCCAATGGATGTGCCTGCGTATCAAAGCCCAGAAGAACGTCTTGGCTTAACTGATTTCTATAAGATGATGAATCAGAAATTAGCGCAACAAGGTGGCTATGCTGCGGGTGGTGGTGTCTACGCCGGAGGTGGTGGTGTCTACGATCTTGGGGGATACTCCGATGGTGGTCGTTTACTAAGGGGGCCGGGCGATGGAGTTTCGGATTCTATTCCTGCTGTTATTGGCAACCGCCAGCCTGCTCGTCTCGCTGATGGTGAATTTGTTGTCCCTGCACGAATCGTGTCCGAACTCGGTAACGGCTCCACAGAAGCTGGTGCGAGGAAGCTGTACGCGATGATGGACAGAGTGCAAAAAGCCCGTCGTAAGACGGTAGGTAAGAATAAAGTTGCAGCCAATACGAAAGCAGATAAGTTCCTGCCCGCATGAAGATACAGCATGTAGACATTAACTATATAAATCAGCTATGGCCTCAAGTGGAGAAATTCATTGAGGCTGCTTTGGCATACCAAGACGATTATACGATTGAGCACGTTAAAGTATATGTAACAAACGGAACATGGACACTTGTCGTTGCAATTGACGATCAAGGAGTTATCCACGGTGCCGCAACTATTCAGTTTTACAACCGCCCAAATCACCGAGTTGCTTTTGTTGTAACTATAGGTGGCAAGCTAATCTCAGGGCACGAGACATTCGCGCAGTTCTCAGAGTTACTTAAAGCGTTTGGTGCAACTTACATAGAAGGCGCTGCGCGGGAGTCGATAGCTAGGCTATGGCAGCGATTCGGTTTTGTGGAAAAGTATAGAGTTGTAGGAGCAAAATTATGATTATCAGGAACAAATTTAACGGTTACGGTGGCGATGGACGCAGACTCTACCCGAGTGGTGGCGGTGGGCAACCTTCCTCACAAACCGTAACGCAAACCACAATTCCTGAATACGCTAGGCCGTATGTCGAACGCATGCTGGGTAAAGCCGAGGCGTTCGCGGACTCTCCTTATCAAACTTACGGTGGGCAGCGTTTAGCTGGTTTTTCTCCGCTACAGCAACAGGCGTTCCAAGGCGCTTCTAACCTTGGCCCCGCGCAACAATTAGGCACTGCTACACAGATGGCAGGGCTTGCTGGGCTACGTGCGGGGCAAGCGCAGTATGACCCTACACAATTTAACGCCCAGAACGTAAACGCCCCACAGCTACAACAATTCCAGATGCAGCAGCCGGGCGATGTGAGCACCGGTAAGTTTACTGATCCTAACGCGATGCAGTCGTACATGTCGCCATATCAGCAAGCGGTGACGGACATTGAGAAGCGTGAAGCTACGCGCCAATCAAATAGGATGGGGCAACAACAAACTGCCCAGTCAATCCAACGAGGTGCATTTGGTGGTATTGGACAACGCCTCATGGAAGCCGAGCGCCAGCGGAATCTGTCGCAGCAAATGGGCGACATCCAAGCAAAAGGTGGGCAAGCAGCGTTCCAGCAAGCAGCGCAACAATTCCAAACAGACCAGCAACGCGCGTTGCAAGCAGCATTGGCTAACCAGCAGATGGGTTACGGTACAGGTCAAGCTAACTTGCAGGCGCAGCTAGGTGTGCAGGGGCTGGGTGCTCAGACTGGCATGCAAGCTCAACTTGCTAACCAACAGGCAAATATGGAAGCGCAACGTCTGGCTGAACAATCTCGGCAGTTCGGTGCGAACTATGGCATGCAGGGTATTCAGCAACAACTTGCTGCCGCAGGACAGTTAGGTCAACTTGGGCAGTCACAGTTTGGTCAGGAACAAGCCGCGCTTCAAATGCAGGCTGGGCTAGGCCAGCAACAACAAGCACAAGACCAACGCGCCTTGGACATAGGGTATCAAGATTTCTTATCGCAGCGCGGGCATACACAGCAGCAGTTAGCGTTTATGTCAGACCTTTTGCGTGGTGGCCCACTATCGCAATCTACCTATCAACAATACCAAGCACCACCTTCGTTTGCCTCACAGGTTGCAGGTGCCGGACTAGGCGCCTACGGTTTACATAGGATGTTTAACGCCAGAAAAGGTGGGGTTGTGCCGAGCGGGCTAGCTATGGTGGCTGCGAATAAATTGAGGCAGGGGTAAATCATGCTAAGAGAAATACAAGAAATTCGAGAACTCGCGCTTGAGTATTCTAAGGATCAACTTGGGCGCATGGTGCAGCTAGGTTTGGTTGATCCGCAAAAAGCGTTGCTGGCTGGCATGATGATTCAGCGCGTCGAGCAACAAAATGCCAAACCCCCAGAGGGCACAGTTGCACAAAACCTATTAGGGGTACAGCCTCCGGGCGCTCCAGCAGGTGCGCAACAACCGCAAATGCCCACACAGATGGCGCAAGGCCAACCACAAATGCCACCGCAAGGTGCTCCTGCCGCTCCACCTCCTATGATGGCTGCGGAAGGTGGGTTGATGGCTATACCTGCCGGTGATATTGGCGAGTACGCGGGTGGTGGCATCGTTGCGTTTGATGATGGTGGTGAAGTGGAAGGGTACGCTAAAGGTGATTTAGTGCCCGCAGGGTTGTTTGAAGCACTTGTCCAAGCCGAAAGCCGTGGTAAGCAAAGCGCCGTAAGTAATAAAGGCGCAAGAGGCGTAGCCCAGTTGATGCCCGGCACCATGCGTGATCCGGGATATGGCATCAAGCCGGTAAGAGATGACAGTGAAGAAGAGAACCGTCGTGTTGGTCGCGAATATCTAGGCGCTATGCTGAAGAAGTATAGGGGCGATATTGATAATGCTCTGGCTGCGTACAACTGGGGGCCGGGTAACGTAGATAAACATTTGAAAAAGTATGGGGAGCTGACACCTGAAAAACTCCCTAAAGAAACGCGGTCGTATATCCCAAAGGTTAAGAACTTCTTGGCGCAGCAGCGCCCAATGGAGCCAAGACCTGTACGTGTTGCAGAAAATGTACCGGCAGATATTAATAATTACGACAGAATGGATGTTCCTGCCGGAAAAAGATACCGCACTAGAAGTGATAGATCAGGGGCGTCTAACCTACTACAAAATTCTTTAGGGAGGCTTACTCAGTTTATTCCGTCTGCTCAAGCCGAAGAAATCGCAATGGATTCTCCGGCAGGGATTATGAGTATGGACATCCCAGCAGGGTTTTACCCACAAACTGAATATGCTAAAGGTGGTATTGCGTCGTTCGCAGGAAATCAAGGAAGTGTAGTGCAAGAAACTTCTTCTCCAGTTGGACGAGTTTTTTCCCCTATACCCCGTACATTAAACAAAATTTTTGCTCCTTCCCCAGAAGCTGTCAGGGCGTACAACATCCAACAAGATATAGACGCGCAAATTCGGCAAAAGACGGAAGAAATAAATCAGCTTGGGGGCATGTTTGGTTTAGCTCAACAGACTCCTGAACAACAGCGCCTCTACGACCAGAAAAAAGACGAGCTTCGTGCGTTATACAACCTAAAGAAAACTGGCGGAGCACCCCCATCTACGTCAACTTCACTTCCTCCCCCACCCGAAGTAGGTGCTCGTGATAAAAGAACACAGGCGTATCCGGTAGAAGGTGGATGGGACTATGTAAAGGAAGATATGTTCCCGCTTTCCAGCGCAACCGATTTAGGTGAGCGTAGAAAAGAAGGGATATATGGAAATATGCCTAAACTATCTCCTGACGATCCACGGGCGAGGGCGCTGTTTGACCAGCACATGGAACGTGGGCGGAAAAACGATAAAACTTCTGAAGAAGCTCCTCCATCAGCAGGACGTAAAGACTCTGCTGGCGATTTTGTTACTCAAGCAAGAAGTATCGCTGATTCCATATACTCAGACAAACCAAGTGCACTGACTGTAAGAGATGCTATGGCCCGATCCAATGAGCTTCTTAGAGAAGCAGGGGTTGACCTTGACGCGTTCAAGAAACAGAAAGCCGATATAGCAGCGGAGCGCCGTGGGGCTGTAAAAGATAAAGAAGAAGCCAAAACATTCCGTATCTTAGAAGCCGCCGCTAATATTTTAGGTGGGCAGTCTCAGTTTGCTGCTGTAAATATTGGTAAAGGTATGGCACCTGCTATCCAAGGTCTTGGTTCGGACGTCAAAGAGTTTCAGAAAAACGAGCGTGCATTGCGTGCGGCTGTACGTGATCGAATTATGGCGGAGCAGAAGTTCAACCTTACCCGTGCGTCAGACGCGCAGGCTCAGATGTTGAGGGCGGAAGACAGGATTGATGCCTTCAATAAAAATAAAGCTGGAATCATTGACAATCTTACTGGACGCCTAATTAGTAACGCGGGGTCAAAAGACGTTGCCGAAACTTATGTGGCTGGAACACTTAAGGCCCAGCAGATGAAACAGCAAGACATGCCAGATATACATAAGTTGGCTAACTCTCCAGAGATGATAAAGTCGATGCCTAACACTAGTTACTTGGATCGAGTTACCTCCATAGCAAAAGCAATGAACCCTAGAGATATTCAAAATGCACTTCTTACATCTTCAACCGCTATTACAAAACTTATTGAGGAAAAATGGTCTGAAAAATTAACACTCGATCCTAGAATTGTAGAGATTGCTAAAAAAGCTAAAAAGGGAGATGCAGCGGCGGCAGAGCAATTAGCTCAAGAGAAGAGAAACCTTGCTAGCGGTATTAGAAATAGCTACGATGAAACCAACGAAATCCTACGTAATAGATTAGGGATAGCGTCACCTACGGGTTCTAACTTGTCTTCGCAAGACCTTGAAGCATTAAAGTTTGCTAACGAAAATCCAAATGATCCTCGTTCACAACAGATTAAACAGCTTTTAGGGGTACGGTAATGCCGTTTGATCCAGATGCGTATCTGAAAGGGAAAATTGCCCAGCCTTCAGCACCGCCTATGGTGGGAGGGTTTAATCCAGACGCGTATCTAAAACAAAAAACAACATCGTTTGACCCAAATGCGTATCTAAGTGGAAAACTTGCTGCGCCTACTCCCGCCGCACCACCAGAAGAATCCGGCTTTTTACGTCAAGCCGCTGACATTCCTATCGGAGTAACTAAAGGTATAGCTACCGGCGTTCGTATGATTGCGGACGCTTTCGGTGCAGGTAGCGATACATCTAAGCTAATTAAAGGGTACGAAGATCAAATCGGTAGCCTTTTATCTGCGCAAGCAAAGAACGACCAGAAAGAAATCAGCCGTATTCTTAAAGACGCTCAAGATAAAGGCGTTCTTGATCAGTTAGCCGCTGCTGGTAAAGCGTTTGCAACCGCCCCAATTGATCTTACCGTTCAAGCTCTCGGTACTTCTGCTCCTGCGCTAATTACTGGTTTAGCTACTACGTTTGGCGGGGCTCCGGCTGGAGTGGCGCTAGGTGCTTCCGCTTTCATGGGCTCCGTGATGGGTGCTGGTGAAGCTAAAGGTGGTATCTATGAGGCCACCCGAGAAGAGCTGCTGGGCGTAGGAGTGCCAAAAGACAAAGCCGAGCAGATAGCGATAGCTGCACAAGAATACGGTGGTAAAAACTTAGACCAGATTTTATTAGCTGCTGGACTCGGCGCGGCTACATCAGCAACAGGTTTTGAAGCCAGCGCAATTAAGAGTATGGCTGCACGCATCTTAAGTAAAGCTGCTGTTAAAGAAACCGCCGGAACCGCTGCTAAAGAAGTAGCTGAAAAAGGTCTAGCACGTAGTATAGCTACTGGAATAGGTAAAGAATCTGTCCCTGAGTTTTTTCAAGGATCGCAAATACAACTTGCCGAAAACCTTGCCTTGCAACGAGAAGGTTTTGATGTTCCTACTACACGCGGACTCGTAGCGGAAGGCGCATTGGAAGCTCTATCTAGTATGCCTCTCGGTGCGTATGCTGGCTATAGAGAACGCGGTGCTCCTACTGTTGGTGAAGATACCCGCGAGGGCAGGGCGCTTAGTGAGTTGGATAAGCTAGCAGCAGAAGAAGAAAAAGTCGCTCGCTCTTTTGTTGAGCGTAAGTTATATGCTGAATTGGGTCGTCCGCCACTTGAGGAAGAAATACTGGAGGGCATCAATGCGTACTTTGATGAGCAGGTCGCAGGTGGAGGAGTTGAGC